TGGAGTGATTCATATAACTGATTTATATGATGAAGAAAACACTGAAAGTGAAAGTGACATTTAGTGATGAGAAAAACACTTTTTGTTATTCGTAAAAAAATATGCTGAAAATTGATGTGCGGACATTTGAAAACACATTCCCAATATTGTTATTGACTTAGTGATTTTTTAATAAATAAATAACTTACATTTTAAAAATAGCATAGCTTCCGCTGCGTCGTCTTCTTCGCGTGGTTGAAATAAAAATGATGAAATAATGAGCAAAATAAAACGATCAATTTTGTAACCCTTAAAACACATAGCAACCTAGAGGGGTGGTGCTTACACCTTAGTGATTAGGTTTATAAGATAGTGGAGTAGATATGGATAAAACTAGTGGTGAAGACGTGGATGAAACTAGTGGCGAAGATTCCGAGTAAACTAGTGGAATAACCACGGATGAAGCATATCGTAAAGATATCGGATAAGCTAGTGGCTAAGCTTCGGATGAAGCAAGCCGTAAAGATATGGACAAAGCTAGTGGCAAAGCCACGGATAAAACACCGTTAAAGCGTCCAATAAAGATACCAATAAAACTACCGTCAAAGCTACCGCTTTAGCTACCGCTCAAACTACCATCAAAACCACCATACTAGCTACCACACTAACTAACCCTCAAGCTAGTGGTGAAGCCTATGGCTGAACTGACGGTGAAGATATTAGTGGAAAGCTACCATCAAAGCACAATGTTAGTGGAAAGCTACCATCAAAGCACAATGTTAGTGGAAAGCTACCATCAAAGCACAATGTTAGTGGAAAGCTACGGACTTAGGGTCAAAAAAAGTAGGGCAAAGTAAGTGACAAAGCAGGTTACGCGAAGCGTTTATTCTGGCACACAAAAGTATTAATACAAAGTTAAATAATTAAGCATCATCGAAACGAACACGAGTTGAGATATATGCTTCAGGAATTGCATCATTTGAAATAACAGTTCCTACCCAAACCATGTAAAGTGCTCCGGTGTTGATATCACCGATACTTCCAGCGTTAGTTGCATTGAAGATGGTTTCCATGTTAAGTTTCTTATATATTTTAATATCATAACCAGTTTTTCCAGACATAGCCCAACCATTAGCCGTAACTACTTGATAAGCATCAAAAGAGTACAGCTTATCTTTAATGATTTTGAATCTGTCTCTGTTATTAGGATTAAGCTGATAAGTAGCATCGGCTCCAGTTAATAAATCAGTTAAATTAGGAGTTGCGCCGTTAGGTTGCATATCACAAAAGATGATGAGACGTGCTTGCTGTGCAGGACATGGAGTTGCATTGTCTAAGTTAGCAGCAGCTTTAAGTCTTAAGTGGCCTCTGATGTATAAAGACTTCATCATAGTCTTTCTACCAATGCGATTGTTGTAATCAGAGCCTAATACTGGAACAAATAATAGTTTAATGACAGGGTCATTAGCCTTTGCGTTGTATCGTGCACTTGCAACATCGAAGAACTTCTTTTCTCTGTTTTGAAGTACAGCCATTGAACCAAAACCTCTGTTACTAAGAGGCGCGTTTGAAGCACGTTTAGCTTGTCTAATAGCATATAAATTACTTGCAGTCGTTAAAGCTTTTGAATAGTATTTAGAACCTTTGCGGTTATAAGAACCGCTCTTGTATTGCGAAGTGTACTTGGGCATTATAATAATGAAGTATTAAACCCTAAAGCATAATATATACTAAGCACTATCCAATCGGAAAAAAGCACACCGTCAAATTGATTGAATTCGCCTAACCGTCGGCGTATTCTATTGGCCGACTCTGACTTATAGGTCAAGGGTGGCGAAGCTCAGTATTACCCTTGACCTATAAGCCTACCTACCAACACACCTTAAACAAATGAGTAAAACAACCACCACCGCCTCTAACAAGAAGAAGCAAACACCACAAGCCAAATGCTGGTGCTTTACATTAAACAATCCGAGCGCTGCCATTGCCTTCAACGAAGACACTATGACATACCTTGTGTATGGAGAAGAAGTCGGAGAGAGTGGAACACCACATCACCAAGGCTTTGTTATATTCAAAAATAACAAGAGGTTGAACAACCTTAAAGACATCAATGGCAAAGCGCACTGGGAGATGAAGTCTCCAAAGTCAACATACCAAGAATCTTCAGACTATTGTAAAAAGGATGGTCAGTACCACGAGTTCGGGGTACTACCAGCCGAGAATATCAAGAAGGCACAGCCTTTAGGAAACAAAGCGAACCATGAGAAATGGAGAGCAATAAATGATAAAGCGAAGCAAGGAGACCTCGACTGGATAGACCAAGAACACCCCAAGGTGTTCAATCAAAGTTATCGAAACTTAAAACAAATGAAGACCGACTACATGAAGCGAAAGGAGGATCTTCCCGACGTCTGCGGCATATGGTTCTATGGAAGAAGTGGAGTTGGCAAAACGAAGCTAGTCCGTACTTTATACCCTGATGCATACTTGAAAAAGCCAAACAACAAATGGTACGATGGATACCAACAAGAAGACGTAGTCGTAATAGATGACCTTGATGACTCACACGATTACATGGGATATGAGTTAAAGAAACTAGCTGATGCATACTGTTACTTGGTTGAAGTGAAGAACAGTTCCATGTACATAAGACCAAGTAAATGCGTAGTTACCTCGCAGTACACTATACGTGAGATATGGAGCAATGATCAAAAGACTTGTGAAGCACTTGAACGAAGGTTCAAAGAAGTTGAAGTAACTAAGGATAACCGTGACTTACTTGCACATGTATATGGCAAACCAAGTGAACCTTTACCTGACGGAGTCAAAGGACCTATTGAACAAGCCTTTAGTAAGACACCTCCAGTAACACCAAAGAACATGGACATCATCGATGATGATGAAGCTGCATTATATGATCAGCTCATGGTCGAAGCCGCTGAGACGCTTGCAAACAATAGGAAGCGACAGCGTAAAGAGACTGTAAAAGATAAAGTGGAGAATGCCAAGAAGAAGCAAGCTATCAGCAATGAGACCACCTTCACACCACTCTATCAACGTAAGACAGCAAGTGCTAACCAATATCATCCTGACAAGTTCAAACCTTTCATGGAGAGGATAAAGAAGTCATCGTTGAGAAGATGTAATGCCATGATAATGGACAAGCCTCCCACACTTCAAAGTGATGAAGTAATAGACTATGACTCTAGTGATGAAGTAGTTGAAGTGAAACGTAAGCCCACACAGAAGGTAGTTGATGATGCAGTTGGTGGAGTGATTCATATAACTGATTTATATGATGAAGAAAACACTGAAAGTGAAAGTGACATTTAGTGATGAGAAAAACACTTTTTGTTATTCGTAAAAAA